GGACCTGCCCGACGGCGGCGTCGCCGTTCGCCACAGCAAGCACCCCGAGGGCGACGTCCTGAGGTTCACCCCAGGCGAGTGGGAGGCGTTCATCGGCGGAGCACGCCTCGGTGAGTTCGATGAGTTTGGCAGGTAGCTGGCGCAAGTCCTCCCGCAGCGGCATCAACGGCAACTGCCTGGAGTGGCGCAAGTCCTCCCACAGCAACCACAGCAACTGCACCGAGGTGCGCAGCCATGGAATCCATGTCGAGGTGCGCGACTCCAAGGACCCTGATGGGCCGCGCCTGAAGTTCTCCTCCTATGACTGGGCGACATTCCTGGAAGGAATCAAGGGCGAAAGGGAAAGGTAGTGACAAGAAGGGGGAGACCGAACAAGGCGAGGCATGTGGGCAGGGACACCGGCCCCAGGAAGGTCCAGGTCGGGAGAAGCGTTCCGATTCGCATATGGCCGAATGTCACCAATCCACAGACGAGATGTATTGAATGCTCTTGGGTCCCGAGAGAGGGGATCCCGACTATCAAGTTCATCAACAGGGCGTGTGTAGTCCACAAGGAGACAAGAGAGGATTGAGGGCGAAGGATGAAGACAGGTGAACATCGAGGAAACTGGCGAACAGGGGCCCTGGCAGGCTTCAGACGGTACGCAGTGGTTGTGGTTCCAGCAATATGACGAGTGGCTCGGCTGGATGCCTGGAGAGGACGGATTGTGGACACGTTCCAGGGAAGAGTTCCGAAATGAGTATCCAGATGCACCGCCACTCGAGGAAACGGTAAAGGCCGCAGCGGCACCACAAGATGACATAACCACGGAGGGCCAGGAAGATGGAAGAGGAGGCGGGACAGACTCCGCCACCCAGCCTGCAGATTGACGAAGAAATGCAAGTCGATGAGGAGAAACTGGCGGCATTCAGGGAAAGGTTTCTAAAGGCGTCCCTGGGAGATAACCAATGGACAATTGTGGCGGAGCACCCAGAGCCGGGGGTGCGAGAGCTCGTATGGCGCCGAAAAGACAGCGAGGACGCCAGGGGGATTCGGGCGCTGAAGGTGGTTCTGTCGCGGCTGCGATATAAGGGTGGCTGGAATTTCGCTCTTCTGCCGGCAAGTGCTAGCCACGGTGACGATCCTGTTGATTCGCCAATGCCCTGGATGCCAGACCAGATAGGAATTTTGCACGTAATGTTCCCGGCCGAGGACGCAAGGGCACTTGGCTCGCCAAGGACACAGCATTTCAGGGTATCGATTCCTGAATATCCCGGGATTCATGAGGCTACTGAGGAACAGTGGACAGAGTGGCTGTTCGCCGTCATATTGCACATTGAGGTCCATGAGGCGGCTGAGTTCTTTACGATGTCAAGGGACAATGAATGGCAAAGGCCATTTGATCCGCATGCCGATCGCCAGGCCGCCGCAACCAGGCTTGCAAGTCGAGGATTGCCGAGGATGCTGTGAAGACGGAAAAGAGAACCAATAAGTGGACGGTGTTTAAGTTCAGCAAAGAAGAGTTCCGAGTTGCTCTTGGTATCCCTGAGGGTGCAATGCTTGTTTCCGTTTCGGTGTCCACGAAAGATATTGAAATATGGGCGAAAACGGCAGGAGACGATCAGCCCGATGAGTAGGGGGAGAACAGTCACCGGCGGTTTCGTGACAAGGGCGAGCACCAGGCATGTCCCGGTGTTGCGAGTTAAGATGTTCTGCAGGTGCGGAAGGGAAATCAGCGAGCATAGGCAACCGGGTTCCTCGTGCAAGCAGTTCGAGGGCGACATGATTGTTGAGGAAGTGCTTCCAGGAGCGAGGAGGAAAGAGAGTGAGCAGGAGGCCGAGACTCAAGGCGCCACGGGGACAGCAGAGCAGTGTGCCGATGAAGGACATGAGGGTGCAAGGACCGGCCACTCCGACAGAGGAGAAAGGCCCAGTTCCGGACAGGGTGATCTTCGCCAGTCCGTTCCATGTGACCGATCCGGCCCAGTTCCTGTACGAGGCGTTCGCGGAAAGCCTGGGGTGGAGAAACGCCCACGGGCCGATGAAGAAGTGGGAGTCGCTCTCCGTTCACGATCGGAAGGCATGGGCAAGCGTCAATAGCCACATGATCTCGGCCTCGGGGCATATCTCCATGCGTCTGCCGCCCGAGGACGGGGAGACGGTCCTTATCATGCGACGCAGAGGCCAGGTGTTTGCTGTGTCGGAGGTGGCCCTTGAAGCACTGGCCAAGATTGCCGATGTTCGACGCGTGCTCGCGAGTCTCGACGAGGAGCTGCGCAGGCTTTCGAGGGAATATGCAGAAGCAGAGGGCAGGAAATGGCACATCAATGAGCCCAAGAAGTTCGAAACACCGATGTGACTCATAATCTTGAGTTTACAAAGCACACAAGCGGGGCTCTCGGGGTCCATACTGTGTGGGGACGATGCTCGTGCGGGAACCAGGAATTTGAATCCACGGCAGAATCTGCGTCTAAGGCCAGGAATTCGATCCAGGCGAAGCATCGTAACCACATCAGGAATAGCAGCAAGGCTAAGATGCCAAATGTCTGAGTTGGACTGGATGATCGGACAGGCCAGGCAACATCCGTTCCAGCCAAAGCCTGCGGTGAAGCTGGCGTGCAGGATGGTCTTGACGATGAAGCACGAGATGTTCATTGTCCGGTGCAGGTGCATGGCCGGGACAAGTGCGGTACCGGACGCACAATTCTATGCATATGACTGGTTGGGGACCACAAGGGACCCAAACGAAGTGATGACTATCTGGAGACGACATCTTGAGGACAATCAGAGCATTCATTAGCGATGAATTCCGGCTCGCGGCCGGGGGTATCGAGCTGCAGGTCGGTATGCAGGAGCTCAATGATCAGGGCCTGCCGGTACGGACCGATGCAATATTGACGTTTCAGGATGAGCACGGAAATCCTGTAGATGCAAAGTGGAGATGGCACTTCATCGGCGAGCATGAAAGAGGGCTACAGCCTATGACCGGTGCATCCCTGACGCTCGAGGAAGGTGTCGGCCAGGCAATTCTCGAAGCTCTGGCGAGGCATTACCACGGGACCAGCGATACCCACAGGATGGCTAACGACCTGGGTCGGGAGCGGCAGAGGAGGGACCAGGCCGAGGACCGGCTATGGAACATTCTCGACAGGTTTTCTACCGGTCTGTCTATGGAATCAAATGCCGATCCTGTGGCCATGCAGCTAGCCCAGTATCTGCCTGCACTTTCGTTGGCCATTGCAAGGGCAACGGGTCCCCCGCCAGTCGGTATCCCGTCCATGCAATTTCACTCCAACACATTGTGCCGTGGACATATGCCTTGGGACCTCGATAGGGAGTGTCCCGGATGAACGCAGCGGAATTTGAGGTCAAGGTGCTGTTCGTGCTTTGCTCCCTGATGGCAGGATGTGCATTGTGGGCGTCACGCACCGATACGCAGATGGCTATCATATTTTGCGTAATTTCGCTTGGATTGGGCATAGGGGCTTTTACGGCCATATTTACGGATATCAAGAGAAGACAGGAAATGGCCGAAACTCACGCTGAAGAAGCCGAGTAGGCGAAAATACGCAGGTAAAACGCAGGTAAAGCGTGAGAAAAGCTTGGTAAAGTAGCAAACAGACCTACCGAGACCGCTGGAGCCGGGGTACGGTTGCGCCCAGGGTGCAATCAGCGGGACGGTTATATTGCCGAGACGGCCAGCGCAGAGCAGTAGCACGAAGCCAGCGCGTGCTGCCAGGGCTAACGCTGGGCTGGGCGCTTCCCCAGGCGAAGTTCGAGGGCTGCGCCTCGAGTCCGTGCCCCGTCTGGGGGCAGCGCCTGTTCACCTTGCTGACCTGTATCGAGGCTGGTCCAGGCTAGGCCTGATCAGGGATTTGGCCTTCGGGGAGTTTAGCCCGGCCGAGCTGGCTGCAGACATAGGGTGCACGGTCCAGGATGTCCTTGAGTTCCAGGCTGTATATGAGAACGATATCTCAGAGACGCGGGCTGCTCTGGCTGGGCACCTGGCCATAGAGACTGCAGGGCTATGGGTAGCCAAGAAGCAGAACAGGCTGGCCGAGATGCAGGCTGACCTGGAGGATCTCGGTACTGCGGTCGAGGCAATACGGGGTGAAGGCAAGCTAGGGGGACAGCAACACCGGGACGTTGTCAAGACTAGGGTGACTTTGCTCAGGGCAGTAGCCGATGAGCTGTCGCCCAAGGCTACTGGTGTTAAGCCGAGACCGGAAGAGCCCGGTAACGTCGTCAGGTATGTCATCGAAGACTCTGACGCAGAGGCCATGAAGTGAGTATGGATACCGAGCAGCCGACAAGGCGAGCTGCGTTCTCCGGCTTGTGGAGCGTCAATAGGATTCTTCTCCTGATCGGCGGTGTTTGCTTCCTGATCGCTGCACTGAGTGCTGCCGACATCTTGAACCAAGTGGGCCCTGATCTGGCGTGGGCCTTTGGCGGATTCTCGGCCTGGACACTGTCAGGTGCAATATGATTAGCGACTACGTGATTTCCCTGATCAGGACTATCGTGCCTGTTGCAGTGGGGGCAGTAGCGACCTGGCTGCTGACAAAGTATGCCTTCCACGTCAATTCGGGTGTCCAGGGCTCGATTACGGCCTTGCTGACCGCTCTAGTGACGTCTGGCTACTACGCTGGCATCAGATTTCTCGAGACAAAGTTCCCTAAGGGTCCCTGGGGCATGTTCCTGGGGCACATTGCTAGGCCGGTATATGTCACAGGAAAGTCCATCCCCATGGGCATTGGCGAGACGGGGGTGAAGGATTGAACGTATGCGACAGCGTGAAGGAGGGCTATACCCCTGAGGGCTGCAGGGTGACGGCGGAGGTCTCTTGGACCTGCCGGGTTGAGGGGCGCAGTGTTCAGCTGTGTGGAGTTTGCGACCAAGCGTGGAAGAAAATGGCTAACCAGACTCCTGCGCTCAGGCAGAGGTGCCCGCATTGTGCACCACAGTACTTCAATTCAAGGACTATATCGCCGTCGGGCCATACGACTGGCACGTCTGACGGGGAAGTCCTGACAGGACCGCTAGCCGACGCTATAACACGCGCCATGCTGGCCGAGGGTATCTCTGGAGATGCTCGGCGGCGCGTGCTTGCTAGGCTGGTGGACGATACGGATCCATACATTGTACAGCTACTCCGGTCCACGGCCAGCGCCGGAGTGGCCATATGACAGTAACCAGGGGAAGACGGGTCCAGTCATTCGAGGAAATTGAATTTCCCGGTGATTATTTCGGTCCACACGTTGGATTGACCGGAGACCTTCCTGCGGTCTTCTTTCTCAAGCCTAATGCTAGAGATCCCGAAGCTAAGCCCAGGGCTCGATCTGTGCAACATGTTTGTTTTCCTCCCCATACATTTGTCGAGAATTCAGACGGGTCGTTGACGATCAGCCCTAGCATTAGCAATTTGTTGCGCGGTGGTGACCCAAGTACAGACGACGGATGGCACGGATACCTGGAAGCCGGGCATACCTGGAGGCAGGTGTGACGGTAACCGACCACGCGTACAGGCCACGGGGTGCTGCCCGATTGGTCAGGGCTTGCCGAGACCCTGAGGTGTTGCTCTCGGGGCCTGCAGGTACCGGGAAAAGCCGGGCCTGTCTCGAGAAGCTGCACACGATGGCCTTGCTTAACCCGGGTATGCGAGGACTGATATGCCGGAAGACGGCGACATCCCTTTCTTCTACGGCACTGGTCACCTGGCGACGGTTCGTCATTCACGAATCGCTGCTCAATGGCGACGTCTGGTTCTACGGAGGAAGCGCCCAAGAGCCTCCGCAGTATCGCTACAAGAATGGCTCCGTCGTATCGATCGGTGGCCTGGACAGGGTTGAGAAAATCATGTCCTCTGAGTACGATGTGATATTCGTACAAGAGGCAACCGAGGTTACCGAGAACGACTGGGAGATGATCACTACCCGGCTGAGGAACTGGCAGATTAGCTTCCAGCAAATCATGGCCGACTGCAACCCGTCGTATCCGACGCACTGGCTGAAATTGCGTTGTGACGATGGCCGCACGACCATGATGGAGACATATCACGAGGATAACCCGATCCTTTTCGACAAGGAACGCAAAATAACCGAACGCGGCAAGGATTACATTTCCAAGCTAGATCGCTTGACAGGCGTTCGATTCCTTCGTCTTCGGCAGGGCAAATGGGTAGCCGCCGAGGGCGTTATCTACGAGGACTTCCAGCCGGAAATCCATGTTATTGACAGGATTGCGGTTACCGGCCTGGAGCTGGATCGATTTGGGGTGCCGACTGAATGGCCCCGCTACTGGTCGGTAGACTTTGGATTCGTTCACCCGTTCGTGTTGCAATGCTGGGCGAGGGATGACGACGGGCGGCTGTACCTGTACCGAGAGATCTACCGTACGCACAAGACCGTGGATGTGCACGCCAGAACGATCTTGAATATCGTGGCGCCGAAAGATGCTCAGGGATTCCGTCACTGGATGGAACCCAGGCCTAGGGCGATCGTTTGTGACCACGATGCCGAAGGACGGGCCGTTCTTGAGCGCGAGCTTGAAATGTCGACAGAGCCTGCGCACAAAAGCGTCCTGGAAGGAATTGATGCCGTCCAGGTCCGGATGAAGGTCCAGCCTGACGGGAAGCCAAGAATCTACCTTATCCGTGACGCAGTAGTGGATAAGGATCCGGACCTGGACGAGTGCGGCAAGCCGACCAGCACCATTGAAGAGGTTTCCGGGTATGTGTGGTCGGACAAGACCAAGGAGCAGCCAGTCAAGGAAGATGACGATGGCTGTGATGCTATGCGCTATGTCGTCGCTGACCAGGACTTCGGTATTCGCCCGATCTTCAGGAGTTTCGTAGCATGAGTACGCTGGCAGCAAGAGTTGAGGAGCTGATGGTCAGTTCCGAGGTCAGGAAGATCGACCTGAAGGACGGGGATGTACTGGCTGTGTACGTTCCTAGGGACATCAGCAGTTCCGAGGCCTCTAGAATGGAATCCCGACTGAAGGAAATAAGCGGGCTGAACATCAAGGTGTTTGTCCTGCCTCCTGGGTTCGATGTTGCTGTTATCCGAGAAGCTGGAGTGACCGATGCCTGATGTTGACCGCTGGGTCATCAGCCACAAGCGAATTCACGAAGAGATCGTCGACAGTAGGCGTCTCGGACGCCACATCAAGCGTGACAGCAGGAGCGACCACTACCCGTACCGAACCTCCGGCCAACCGCTCAAGGACAATCTGGTACAGCGCTTCATCAACATCCTGAATCAGGGGAATGTCGGCGCTTGCACCGGCAATGCCGAAACCGGAGCTATCGGTAGCGGAAGTCTTTATGCCGCGGCCATGAAGGTTTTCCCGGGCCTGGTTTTGGACGAGGTATTCGCCCTAAGCCTGTACAGTGCTGCTGAAGTGATTGACGGTGACGGACCATACGTTCCTGGTGATCCTTCTACCGACAACGGTAGTTCCGGACTGTCGGTTGCCCAGGCGGCCAAGAATGGCGGATGGATCTCGTCGTACGTCCACTGCAATGGGCTACAGGACATCCTTGATTT